CAGCACAGGCCAGAATCTCACCACCAACGGCCCGAACATGACGCCGTTCTTCCAATTCGAGAAGGATCAGCCGATCAAGCTCACCTTCTCGATCGCCTCGTGGATTGGGTCCGTCCACCGCGGCCTCACCGCCGGTCTCTACATGTTCTCGAACGGAAGCGTTGTCGTGAAGTCCGGCGGCGCGTCAACGTGCGGGACCATCATCGATGCCGTCGATTGGGACAGCGGAACGACCATCGGCCCTGTCGCTGATGGCGACTCCAACCCTGTCGTCTACTTCGTCGTCGCGGATGCGGCGATCGCTCAGTAAGGAGGATGAACCATGACTTACTGGACTAAGGCAGACGCCATCAACATCATCCGCGACCTCATCGATGAAGCGTGGGAAGCCGAGACGCCCGAGCAGACCGCGTGCTACCCGAAGTATTGCAACGTCGGCAAGTTCGGGCGCGGCGAGTACGTTGACCTTCAGATCGGCGGACTGGGGGCTCCTCTTCAGCGCGCCATCCTCGAAGACATCGACTACGACAGCTACGTGGTCGGCCCCGAGCTCCGCGTCATCCCGGTCAGCTATGGCCGCGGCTTCCGCATGGCTCAGGAAGACCTCAACGACATCGCCGACTCGGGACCGTGGGACGGCGCGAACGTCGCGAAGATGGGCTCGTATCAGGACGTCATGCGGCGCTGGAAGCGCTCAGGCGGACAAGATCCTCCACGGCACGACCGCCGGAGCGTATGCGGGCCGCGACGGGCTCGCTCTTCTGTCAGCCCAGCACGTCACCCTCAAGAACCCGCCACAGACTCAGTCCAACGTCACTACCGCGGCGGCCATGTCGCAGGCCAACCTGTACAACGCTCAGGTGGCGCTCGATACGCAACTCGACGACAAGGGCGACTGGATCGAGAACACGGGCGGCTACATCCTGCTCCACTCGCCGACCCTCAAGCCGCGCGTCGGCGAGATCCTGAAAACGGATCGCCAGCTCGACACGCACAACTGGAACAAGAACCTGCTCGTGGACGACGACATCACGCCGGTCTCGTGCAAGTACCTGGGCGCGAGCTACACCGGCTGGTGGCTGATCGCGAAGAACCGCAATCCGCTGTGGTGGATGTGGCGCGAGAAGCCGTCGTATGACGAGAACGTCGATTTCGACGCCAACGCCGTGAAGTACAAGATGCTCATGCGCGGCGCTGCCTTCCACAAGGATTGGCGCGGGATCGCCGGGTACCCAACCTCGTAGTACAATTCGCCCCGCACTCTCCGTGGGTGCGGGCGGACTCCTTCGAGGCCGGGATCAGGTCAGACTGATCCCGGCCTTTTTGGTGACTGCATGCCGCGCCTCATCAAGAGCCGTCACACCGAGCCCGAGCCGTACCGCGCTCGCGATCAGAAGCGGCGCATCATCGACTCGCACAGGGTCAAGCGCTGCGGAACCTGCACTTTCGAGTTTCCCGAAGAGGACATGGTTGTCGAGGACGGGCAGGAGCGTTGCCCGATGTGCCGCGATCTATACACGGCCGAGTGGCTCGCCGACGAACAGCAACGCGTGGCCGACGTGCAGACCGAATCGGCCCTCCTCCTCAACGATCCCGCGCAGTACTCAGTGCGGGCGCTTCAGGAGTCAAAGCCGGGCATCGTGACGCTCATCACCGATTCCGCCGGGAACACGCTCAGCCAGTCCTCGCCGCTCTTCATGCCTCGCACCGTAGCGAAGACGGTCCTGCTTGTCGGCCAGAGGTTCACGGCTGCCAACCTGACAACCTACCCAGCCGGCATCACCGACAACTCCCCGCCGATCCTCACGCCGACGCTCATCACCCTCTCGCTCATTGCCGCGGTCGGGATGACGCCTGGCTCGTACGGGATCACGATGGCGGACGGGGTGACGCAGATCGGGCACGTCTACCCCTATATCCTCTCTGTCAGGTAAGATGGCCGACATGAAGAAGACCGGCCTTATGAAACACCCCACCGTCGTTATGGGCGGATCAGGCCACAAAGCTGCAACCTCGTTCATGCCGACGCGTCTCGCTCTGTCGGAGCGCCTCAAGCTCTACCGGGAGCAGGGCGTCGTCTGGCTGAGTCCAACGCGGGGAACGGTCCACACCAGCGTCGTCGTCTCCTGGCTGAGCCTACAGTGGCCGCAGAACCACCTCCGCAGCCCCCTGCTCGCCACCGAGGGAATCGAAGTCGGGGATGCCTACAACGCGCTGGTCCGTCTCTCGATGGATCGCAAGGAACTTCGCAATGCCTTCGGGGAGTTCGGCGATACCGTTGCCGACGCGCCCTTCATCCTCTCTACCGAAGAGGATAACGTGCTGCCCTCCGACACGCCGATCAGGCTCCTGCAGGCGATCATGACCTGCCCGGACTGCGGCGAAGAGGTGAACGAGCCGAAGTGGAAGTGCGCGAACGGTCACCAAGGGTACGATGCCGTGTCCGGGCTCTACTTCATCAAAACGGATCCGCCGACGCCGATGGCTTTCGGAGAGCCGACGTTCAACAAAAAGAAGATGAATTTCCATCAGCGTTCCGTCGCCGATGCGGTCAAGCACCAGAAGGTGCTCGAGGTGAACGGGATCGCGATGGGATGCGCACTCTGGCGGAAGGATCTCTTTCGGCGCGTGAAGGCGACGACGAAGAATCCGTGGTTCAAAACCACTCCCTACTTCACGCAGGATCTCTACTTCTGCAAGCGCGCCAAGCTCGAAGCGCACGCCCGTTTCGGCGTTCACTGCGGGCTGCGGGTAGGGCACTACAACCCAATTACGAAGGAGCTCTACTGAAATGTCCCTTCCGATACTCACCTTCGAAGCCGAATTTCAGCCCTACATCAGCCAGCAGGGCGCGCCGGATCTCCCGCAAGCCAACTGGACCGGGAAGGGGTACGGACGGTTTACGCCGACCGCCGCCGAAAAGTTGACCGACCCATCGCTTGCTGCCGGGACAGCTCTACCGCCTGATGCGCGCCACGCCTTCCTGTCGGTCAAAGGCGGAGGCATCCGAGTCCGCACCGATGGAACGGACCCCACCGCGACCGAAGGGCTCTACATCCCCGCTGGGTCGCTCATGACCTTTCGCAATCAACGTCAGACGCTCCTCCAGTGGCGCATGATTCAGGCGAGCGGAGAGATTGCGGAAGTCACGGCGATGTGGTTTTCGTGAGGCGATGACCTACAAAGCCATCTACGACTCGCGGCGGTGGGTGCGCTCCGACTCGACGGACGTAACGATCCTTCAGCCCCTCTCCGCCGGCGGAACCGGCTCCGATCTCTCGGCGACCGGCGGTCCATCGGAAGTCCTCATGCAAGTAACCGCTGGGGCTCCGATCACCGTCGCGCAACTCGCGACCACGGATTTATCAAATTTCGGCGCATGGACGGATTACACGCCAACGCGTACGGCCAGCGCCGGGACATGGACCGCCGGGACAATCCTCGAATCTCGCTATCTCATCATCGGGAAGACGATGTTCCTGCGATTTCAGATCATCGGCTCTTCTGTCTCTTCGGGTGTTGCTAACGATCTCCTGCTAACACTTCCCCCTGGCGTAACCGGCGGTTCGGTACGTTCGGACGGTACCGGTTTCACCTACGACAGTGGGAGCGCGGCTCAGCGGAGCATCATGGCAAGAGTCGCGGCCTCTGCTTCAGTCATTGATCTCGTACTCAACACTCAAGGCGCTGGCATGTGGGGCGCCTCGACACTCACCACGGACGTCGTGTTTCAGATGTTCATCGAGATAGCGTAGGATGAACGCGCGATGACCTGGACCGAGCTTGACAGCGCGACCACCTCGCCAACCGAGACGGACATTCCTTTCGGGCCGGTCACGACGAAGACATCCATCCTCGGTCGCATGGTCGTTCAGCTCGACAACCTGCCGAGCCAACATCAGCACTACTCTCTGCTCCCGAACTATTTCAACGAAGCCAAGGATGAACTTCTCACCCTTGGTCTTGCGATGGGCCGGAACATCCTCGATCAGGTTCCGCGGCTTCAGAATTGGCGATGGGCCGATGCGACGATCGACGGGCAGGGGTGGCTCTACCTGCCTGAGCGCATGCTGTACCTGGACGCCATGAGCTATGTCCTGAACGCCACGACCGGCGCCGGATGGCTCGCGCCGTTCTCTCCTTCGTCATCGTCGACGCGTCTCCTTCCGGCGAACAAGATCATGTCCGCCGAGCAGTTCGGACTCTACTCGCGCACATCTGCCGGTTTCCCGGTGAACTTCCACCGCGCAGGCTCGCGGGTCGAATTCTGGCCGACGCCGCAATCGACGCCAATCGACTACCGTACGACCGTCGTCCTCTACGGGACTCGACTGGACGTCGATCTTGTTAACCCCGGCGACACCCTTCTCATGTCGCCTCGGATGCAGCTCCTCGCGATCGACTTGGCCGTGGCGATCTCGATGGAGAAGATGGGGTGGGACGAAGCGGCGGACAGGCGTACGACCGTCGAAGGGAAAATCGGGCGCCTCATCAGTCCTGGCACGAAAGAGCGCGTGAATCAGAAGACGAAAACCAGAGTTGGAGGTATGCCTTGAAACTCGCAGTGATCCTTGCCGCCGTCCTTTGTCTCGCCGCGCCGCTCGCCGCAGACTGCCCCACCGTCTACAACGTCGATGACCCGCCGTGCGTCTGTGGCGCCGTCAAAGTCACGGACTCCATCGGCGCATGCTTCCAGTCAGGCCACTACGAGGACGCCTGCACAGGAGAGATCACCGGGTACTGGCTGTGGACATGCTGAACCATGAACCTTCTCTCTCTCGTATCGAATCCGACGAAGGATCAGATCAACACGGCGGCAGGCGCGAACCTGAAAAACGTCACGCGGTGGTCTTCGCCGGTTGCCGTCAACAGTAAGGGTCTAGGTGCTGCGGTCACGGTCGCGCACGATCTCGGAACCCTTCCGAACCGCATCGCCGTAGAGCCGTACATCGACAGCCGCTGGTGGGCCGATCAGGACGACAGGCGAGCATGGTCCGCGTCCTCCGTCGTCTTTCACACCTCGCACGCTGGCGTCTTTATCGTGAGGGTCGGTCTGCAATGAAGCCGAAGGGCAAGCGGCACAATACCATTCCTGTTCCTCTCGGCGGTCAGTTCTCCGCTGGCGATCCCTCGTCGCTACCTGATGGCGTCGTCTCTCTCCTTCGCAACTACGTGATCCGCCCGAACCGCTTCGACGGGCGACCGCCGTTCGTATACGACGCGCTCGATACCGTGAACGGCTTCGCGCTCTGGCAGGACACGAAGAACGAGTTGCAAAAAACGCTCGCCCTCCGCAGCGCCGACAGCAAGCTTTACACGAAGAATGCGAGCGGAATCGGATATACCGCCGGAGTAGCCGGTCTGCCTGGATCGCGTCTCAGTTCCTCGACTAACTTCCTCGGCAAGCTGTGGATGGCCTTCGACAACGGCCCCACTGACCGCACGCCCGCTACGATGGCGTCGTGGGATGGGACAACGATCAACCTGAGTCCCTTCAATACGCCGATCGTCTGCCGCTCGATCACAGCGATGGACAACAGACTCTTCCTGGTCGATCCGCGTGCGACAATCAACGCGCTCGGGTCCGCCCCTTTGACCGACACCTACGACTGGAGCGGCATTCACTGGAGCAAAACGAATCTCACCGCCGCGCTTCTCACCCTGGTGAGCGGCGTTAGCACATGTCGCCTCACCCCGACAAGCACGGCTGCGGGATGCTCGACGGAATTTCTAACCTCCGCGCTTTTGGGACTGGTCAACCTCACGGCGCCGAGCGGTGTCGCGGCGGCTTACACGTGGAGGGGCGATTTTAGGGGCGTCGATCCGCTGCTCTCTACACCGATTACGATGGAATGGGTCGTGATAAGCAACCGCGGCACCGTCGGCGGCGTGGCACTCACCGTCGGATGGATCTTGACCGCGGGCGGCTTCATGTATCGCGTCACGACCGCAGGAACGATCGCGGCTGGCGCCGGCCCGGCGTACACGACGACAATCGGCGCATCGACGACGGACGGCACCGCCGAGGTGACGTGCGTTGGAACAGACACACTGGCTTCACTGGAGACGTCGATTCCGAGTCTCACTGCCTCGCCCGGATTCCAGCCGTACTACCTGACTGTGACCGTGCCGACGTTCACCAACACGAGCGGCCTGTACATCTCGCCGCGCCTCAAGCTCTTCAACAGCTCGTTTCCTCTTCTCACGTCCCTGACGCCGATCGACATCTCACTCAAGGATGGGATTGCCGATGGAGATCCACGAAAGGCCAACTCCGGCCAGCAGTTCACCGCCGGAGATTTCCTATTTCCGTTTTTCAACCAAGAATCGAGCGCAACCGCGACCGTCAACATCGACGCCCTGATCTGGTGCGAGCTGGAGAACCCGGCCTCGATTGTCGCTGCG